AAGGCGAATTCCGTACCGTTGAAGCCACGGATCGACGTTTGCGTAATCTCGTAAAAGGGCAGCAACCCCAGGGCTTCGATTTGATCGCATAGCAGTTTGTGGACGGAATCCTTAATACTGGCCTGGAATTCTCGCGCACACAAAATCCGCATTGGGCTTTTGGCCCCCAGGATCAACAGGGCGCGGGCGATTCCCCAGGATTTTGCACCGCCGCGGCCACCCAGGCAAACTTTATAGCGGGCCTTTTTGAATAGTCCTTGCAACTTGACCGGAAATTCGGCCTTTGCAACGGCTTGTTCAATTGTCGGGGTTGTGTCCATCGGGCGTGACGAAGGTTACCTGGATGCCAGCAAAGGCGGCGCCGTCCTTGCCGGTGATTTCCTGTTCAATCTTGTCGCGCCAGCCCAACACATTTTTGGCCGTAAAGATGGCAAACGTGCTGTTGTAGGCGTTCCCAATGGTTCCTTCAATCAGATTGGCTTCCTGTAAATCCTTGGCCTTTTTATAGGCGTCAGAAAATTCGGGATGGTTTAACTTGCCGGTGTGAATATCTTTGGCCGTCGCCCAATCATGCAGCGTTTGTTTTGTCACGCCGATGTTTGTTGCAAATCTTGCAAGGGTAGGGAAAACCCCAGGCAATACCTGGGTGTGTTCGTTGCCCTTTGCGTCACGGTTCACCACTTCCCTGGTTGCCGCCTGGCTGAAGTATTCAATCATCATGGCGGGGAAATCGTCCTGGTACACCGTGGGGCGCCCAACTGGACGTGCGGCCACCTTGGGCTTGGCTTTCGCCTTTGGCTTTTTGGTGGCTGCTGTGGTCATTTTTTCTTTTGTTTCTTTGCGGCTTCCCGCTTTTCGGAATAAGCAATGGCCACGGCCTGTTTTACGGGCTTACCGGCCTTCACTTCGGTTTTGATGTTTTCTTTAAACGCTTTGGGCGTCATCGACCTGATTAGGGGCATTTTGTTCTTCCTTGGCTTTGGATTCTTCCTGGGCAATCACCATTGTGTATTCCTGAATGGCGCCGCTGATTTGCAGCAAAACGGCTTCGTGCTGTTTGGCTGTTTGTTGCAGTTCGGCCACGCGGGCCTTCATTTGTTCAATCGTCATGGTTTTCCTTAGTCGTTGCAGCCAGGCTTTAGGGTTTCCCCGCAATTCTGTTCATCTTGTTCGTTTAGTTTTTCTTCCAATTCCTTCTTGGCGCGGAATAAGGCGGCAGCCTGGGCCACCGCCTGATCCCTTTGCCCTTCAAGCATTTCAACCAGGAATTGCACTTCGGGGTCGGGATGCTTCAACATGGTTTAGGCAACTGTCGAAACCATGATGTAGTAGGTCGTGCCACCGCTTACCACGGGAATGGTATGGGTAACCACCGGTGAACCAACCTTGGCACGAAACACGCCAGTTGCGCTGACTGCGGGCATCAAAGCAAAGTTTCCAACTTCACCAGTACCGGAATTGGTTACACGCATAAATGATGCGTTTGACCAAGTGCCGCCCGTTGCAAAATCAGAATCCAATTGCAAGGCCGCCAACGTGCCGCCAGGATTGGTGGACGAACCACCAATGGTTGCGCGAATGGCGTTGGCCGCACCGCTGATAGTGCCGCCAGTATTGACAGACGTGCTGAAGTGGGCGCCGTTGATCGTGCCAGCGGTTGCGCCGCCAGCACCGGTTACAACAGCAAAACCGCGCACAACTTCACCGGAACCGGTGCTAGTGAACGTCAGTTTGTTGTAGGACAAACGGGTGTCGCCACTTGTTGCGCTGGTGGTGGCATAGGCGCCGTTTAGAACGCCAGCCGATGTGATTTCAATAGGTACGCCGGACGAACCGACTTGAACGCTATCAAATGCGGGGTCGGCATACGCGACGCCGACTGCTTTAGTATTTGCCATTTTGAATTTCCTTTATCATTTCCAAAAGGGTTGTGGCGATATTGCCGGTTGTAGTATCCCTCAATCCATATCGACAACGCAAGCCACGTCGCCTTCCTGGATCAATTGGTGGTCTTCCCCGTCGATTTTGTGGACGGGCCAATCCAAATATGTGCCGTTGCCATATTTAATTCGTTCGCCGACCTTTACGTCGTTGACCAATGGGCCGATGGCCACAATCGTGCCTTCGTTGAATTTTTCCCTGTTTTCCACAATTAAAACGTCCGACAGGCTGCGAACGATGGGCTTGACCAGGATACGATCATGTAGCGGTGTTATCACCATTTTTTGGCTTCCTTCCAGGCTTTTTACGTTCGGGGATGGTGATGGTGTCCGTCATAATGTCGTACACCGGCAACGCGGCAACCATAATTCCAGGTTGATGTTCACCGCACCAATCGTTTTCATGTTTGTTTTGCTGCGCTGGATAACGTCGGCAACTTCCCATTACCTGGGCATTGCGGAAAAAAACGCAATTTTTGCACGTAGGGTCAGCCATGCGGCAGTTCCCCTTTCAGTACGCTTTCGTTCAAACCGCGGGCAATTGCTTCAGCCATCGCCGTGGCCGCTTCGTCATTACGCCTATTTTCCCGATGCTGCGCGGGCGTAATCTGCGGTTCCGCGGTAGATGGCGTCGCTAATGACGCCTGATTTTTTGGCTCGTTCAAGGGCATCTTGTAATCCTTTCCTCACTTCATTTTCCTTCAGTTTAGGCAACTTGTCAAGGCTGCTTAACTGGGCTTTTCCCGCACCACGGCTGTTGTCAATCACGCGGATTCGAACATTCGGATTGTTGCGATACTTTGCGGCCACCTGGTCAATCACTTGACGGGCGCCCATGTGAGTTTTCATGTGTTCGGACAATGGGACGGTGCGGCCGGTTCCCATTTCTTCTTCCATGCGCTTGGCCCGCTTTAAAGCGCCGTTTTCCAGGGCTTCCACGGGGTCGCGGTAGGTGTAAACAATGTCCACGTTTCGTCTGGCATCCAATGCCTGGCGAATCTTTTTGTCGGCCGAATCAAACGAATTCATGTTTGTGTCGTACAACAATTCGGCCTTGGCCAAACGTGAATCGACTTTTTTGGCCACGTCCATGCCGCTGGTTTTACCGGCGCCCGTGCCGCCAGCCGTAAAAACGACGGTGGCTTCGCGCCCCTTTGGGGTTGGCCTGGCCAATCGTTCGGCATAGTGTGCTTTCATCAACGCGCTGGACGGCTCATGCACGTCGGCCGACTTTGTGCGGTCGGCGCGGTAATGGGGCGACAGTTCACGCGCCAGGTCGGTGTTGATTGTTCGGCCTTCGTCGGAACCTTGCAGCCGTTCATATTCTGCAATCAGGCCAGGGTAGTCGTTTTGCAGCCGCCCGAAATATTCCTGGGTAATAGGATTTTCAGGCTGGTCGCCCATCTGCGGCTGCGGCGCAAGCGCGGAAAGCCGGTTCCCGACCGGCATTTGCCCTGGCTGTTGCACCGCTGCCATTGCTGACAGCGGGGTGGCCATTACTTGCCGCCGCGGGTGTGCGTGTAGCAAATGCCGCTGGTGCGGCCGCCATCAAATTTTTTGTCGGGGCTGATGTTGTCGGCTTTGCCCATTGCAATGCCGTTTTTAATCATGCCGCTGCGTTCGCCGGTTGAATCGCTGGCGTTCACACCGGCGGGGGCTTTGGCGTTGCTGCCTTGGCCGTAGCCTTTGGGTTGTTTCATTGCTGACATGGTTTTCCCTTTCATTTGAGGAATCGTAGTTTATACAACGTGGAATTGATAAGGTCGGCGATTTCGTCAACCAGGTTTTGTAATTCCGAATCTTGTGGCAAATCCTTGCGGGCTTCTTCCACAAAATCTTTTAGGCTGGTCAGGTATTCCACCGGCTCTTTGGCGTTGTGAAATTCCTGTGGCCATTTTTTAATTTGCCCATAACGCCCCATGAACGCTTCGGCGTATTGGTCAACCAGGTCGATGATCTCGTTGTAATACGTGTTCAAGGCTTGATGGACGGAAAACGAATCCGTACTCAGGTGCATAAAATGTGCAACTGTTCCGGAATGCAGCAAGGCTGCGATAAATTCGGATGATTCGTCTTCCATATTTGCCCATGATAATGGAAAAAAGCGGGGGCCGAAACCCCCTGTTAAGGCAACGGCTCAAAAAGCCGTTCCCATTCTGCATCATTTGGGATTGGCACGTCAACTGGCCATTGGCCGCTGTCAACCAGGTAATCAACGGTTTTTTTGTGGGCCACCCACCAGGCTTGTTGGCGTTCCCGTTTTGACCATTGGGCGCCCTGGTCAATGTCGTGGTGGCAATTCATACAAAGCGCGGCCACCAGGTTGTCGTCGGCCTTCACGCTTCGGCCCTTGCCGCCGCCCCAATTACTGTGCGCGGCCTGAACAAAATGGCCGCTGCCGCACAATTGGCAATCCAGGCTGGCCACCAGGCGCAACAGTTTTTTGCTGCGAACATAGGTATGTTTGGGTACTTGCATGATTTGTTTTTTGCGCCAGCCGGTCATTTTTCAGTTTTAGTTTTTGGTTTTACCAATCGCACAATGGTTTCCAACGTAATGAACCGGTGCGTATTTCCACATTCATAGCGTCGATACCTGACATTGTTTTCTTTTCGGCGGGTGTCTTTTACAGTTGTCCACGTATCGCAAACCGGACATTTCATGCTTCAATTCCTTTTTCAGCGCACCAGGCCAACAGCCATTCAATAAATTCGGTGGCGTCGGAGATGGTGAATTTGTGCGTTTGCCAACCCAATTGAACGACGCGCTGGCCGTCCAGGCTTGGCGCCACTTTGCCAATCTTGCGGTCGGTTTCGTGCGCCCATTGGTCAATCAACAACCGTTTCCAATCGTCGGCCGACCAGGTT